TGGAAGAAAATCTGCAAGTGGATCAAGTCGAAAGTATCCAAAGTGCGTGCCTGCTGCCAAAGCAGCAAGTATGACAGACTCTCAAAGGCGGAGTGCCGTTGCAAGAAAAAGAGCAGCGGGTAATACAGGACCTAAACCAACTAATGTGAGGACATAATGTGGAAATGGATTAAAAGCTTATTTAAACCTAAAAGACAAGTGTATCCAACTATTGATAGTGTAAAACCTTTAACTAAAGGTGACTTGAAAAAGTTAGCTGCACAAGGTAAGATAGAAAAAAAGGATATCTATGGACAAAAATAAAAAAAAGAAAAAAGCAACAATGCCTGGTGATCCAGAAAAAAGACGTGAATACATGAGAAAGATTCAGAATCCTATTTCTAAATACGACAAAAAAGGTAATTTAATATACACTGGTGTCAAAGAAGGTGCAATGGCAGGTGGTGAAGGCTTTAAAAAATTACTTAAAGAAAGAAAAGCTAAAGCAAATATTTCAGAAGAAGAAATGTCAGTAAGAAGAGGAAGAGAAAAAGCCAAAAAAGTAAGAAAAAAATTAAAAAATTTTGGTAATCAAGCTAAAGGTTTTGTTAAGGAAATTACAGGTTTCAAAACTGGTGGTGTAAGCAGAGGTACGGGTGCTGCTGTTAAAGGCACTAAATTCCAAGGTGTATTTTAAAAAATTTATCAATACATCATTATTCAATTATGATGAGTTAAATGTAATATTCAATCAAGCTAAAAATCTTGAACAATTAAATTTTAGAATTATTAATAATAACGCTTCTTATGCTATACCGAATGATAAGTTGCTTGAAATAAAAGATGAAAATGTTACATACATAGTTGAAGATGCCAAAGACATCAAACCAACATTCAAAAGCTTTAGAGATGTATTCGTTGAAAAATTTACGGATCTCAGATCTTCTGTTAATTGGGATGTTCATATTTTTGCTAGCAGAGATAAAGGAGAGTCATCCTTTC